ACCATATGCTTTATTTTGATATCCATATTCACCCATTTGAGATTGTGCAAATGTTTCAGCAGCAGCTTCACCTTCCATAGTGTCTTTTAAATCTGGATTTAAGTTTAAGTAATATTGTTTTAAATACGGTTTTAAAGATTCAGGTCTGTCCATAATGGCTTCAATTTCTTCTGTTGATTTACCTTGACCTGCTAAGAATCCTGTTAAGCCACCTATTGCAGCTACAGCTCCAGCTCTACCCATTGCAGTTTCTGGAATTAATTTTGAAAGACTTCCTCCTTTTAGAGTATTAAGAGCTTTTTGAAAAAACCCTGGTGTACTTGAAGAGAAAGAAGCATTAGGATTAAATACAGTTGAAGCAGGAGTTCCAAATAAAGTAGCACCAATACCTTTAGATCCAAACAAACCTGTTGCTTGTCCACCCAAACCAGCTCTGCCAAACAAACCACCAAATTGAGTTCCTGGTACTCCAAAGGCAGCTGCACCTAATAAAGCAGCCTTACCAATATCTGACTTGACTACATCTTTAACTACATTAGTTGCTTTCTTAAAAATTTTTTTAAGACCCCCAAACTTTGCCATATCTCTTGGCATAGCATTCATGATCCCTGAATCCGTATTCTTGCCCATAAGTTTTCTTAATTCATTCTTATAAGCTTCATCAATATCTGAATTTAATAATTGTATTTGTTGTTCAAGAGGTAAAGATTGAAACCATCCTTGTACATCTAAAGGTAAATTAACATCAGCAACCTCTTGTTTAGGTTTGATGTCTCCTTCATATTTAATAGATGGTGCACCTGCGTCCAGAGACATGATCCCTTCGCCGCCGATATTATACATTTGTCTATACATTTGTCCTCTTGATATCATAAGTTAAATAAATGCAGGTAGAATTCCTGAGTTTATAAACTATAACAAATTAATATATATTACAACTCTTTAGTAGAAGCCCCTAAAGGCGGCATTGCTGCTACTTTTATCTTAACAGACCTTACAATATGCTCTCTTTGAGTAGCTGTTTCTGGGTTTGCTATGTCTGCTTCGGCTTCATCGTCTGAATTATACTCTACATTAGTTTCTTTGTTTCTTAAAACTACTTCGGTTTCGCATTTAACTACTGGCACTTTTTTGCCATTAATCATTGTATATTCTACTTCACCTTCTTCTATAAACGCCATTTATCCTCCTAATCTCTGTTTATTTCTAGTATAGATACCACACCTGATACTACATTTGAAGCATTAGCTTGTATTTTTAAAACATCATTTTCTTCTAAAATAACAGGACCTAATGCAGCATTATACGTCTCATTTGCACTTAAACTATTGTGATTAATTTCATAAGTTGTGGATGCAGATGCATCGGTAACATAGACTTGAACTTGTGTTGTTCCACTTTCATTAGTGTATTGTATATTCTGAACAATAGCTCTTGAATCAGATGGACAAGTATAGATTGTTGTTAAATCAGTTGTTGTTAAATTAAAAAAACCGTTTGTATAAATATTAGCCATAATTAATATCGTGCATTATAAAATGCAAACCTTTCACTTTCTTGTTTTAATTGATCTAAATAAGTTGAGTTTAATTGTTCAACAATACCTGCAATAGATCTATTGATTTGTTTTTGGTTAGAAAAGTCATATTCTTGTTTTGGTTCTGGTAATCTTACTACTATCTTTGCCATTATCTTCTTCCATCAGGTTGTAAATCTAATCTCAATGTTCCAAATCTCCAATTTTCACTAATACCTGTATTAGCAATATTAACATTTGCAAATCTTCCTCTAGCTCGTGTGTCTACTTTAGTTGTCGAAGTTGTAATTGTAAAGGGACTTAAAGCCGTGTCAGTGCTTGTTTGTGATGGATATCTTTTAACTGCTAATGTCATTTGTATGTTTCCTTGTAAATTTTTAAAGTCAGGAATAAATCTTCTCATTGCTAAGAATAATTCACCTGCTGTTCCTTCTACATTTAAATCAAAATCAAAAGAAGTTAATGTAGATGTAATAGCTGTTGTTGTACCATCAGGATTAACTTGATCTGTGCCTACATGATGTTCAAAATAAACTGTTTGACCTAAACCATCTTCACCTACAATGACAGGAAAAGTTCCAGTGGATGTACTGTTATATTTTGTAGCAAAAGGATTTGGATATACAGCAGCATCAATCCAAGATGTTCTAGCTTCTGTGCCAGGATACCATACCTGTAATTGTTGTGAACTTTCTCCATAGTTGTAAACTACATACTGATCATTAAAATCAGAGGAAGTTGATGTGTAATACCAAACAACTTCTGTATGTAAGTTATCAATACCTGCTGCTACTTGTTGTCCTTTAGTTGTGTCAATCTGATCATAAACATAATCTTCAATTGAACATTGCATAGATTTAACTGTACCATCAAACAAGAAAAAACCATTATTACTCATCCAATAAGCAACACCATCTATTTCAACGGCAGCATTCTTACCAATCAATCCACAGTTTGTACCCACCTGTTCAAATCCAAATGTAAAAGGAGCACCAATAAACTTCATAGTATATAAAGCATTATCCGTCCAAACTAAAATTGTTTCTTTTGCTTTTAATGCACCAACAATTTTAGTTCCATCTTGTAATCTTTGTGAACCTGCGGAGTTAATTGCTGTTGGGTTATAAACGTTTATATTTTCTTGATCAGAGAATCTAATGAACATATCATCTTGTGTTGAAGTTGTGCCAATAGTTGTTTCAGTTCCTAGATGAATTAAGTGACGTGTTGTTGGTGAAACTAATGTAATTCTAGTTGCTGTTGGATTATTTGTTGTCTCATATCCTGAAGTTGTTGTTGAAGCTCTAACCGTTAATGGAGTTGCTGCACCAGCATTCCATGTAAATGTTTTTCCATTTGCAATCGTTGCAACTAATACCTGACCATAATTATCTAAAGACCAAAGTCCTGGTTCAAGGACCACGTCTTGTGCTGAAGAAGCCTCTCCCCATCCACCTGCACCCCAAGTATCTGTTCCCCAACCATATCCATAAGATTGTTCTGCTGGACCAACATTCTCATAAGGTTTTACATCAATGCTTCCACCTGTAGCAACCGTTGCGGTCGCTGCTGTAGATTGCGTAATTGTAAATTCAGTTACTGAAACTATACCTGTAACTTGAAATAATTTACCTTCAAAATCTGCATCAACATAGCCTGTTCCACCAGGTAAAGTTACATTCTCTAATAAAACAATATCACCCGCAATCAAACCATGTGATGTACCTGTTGTAATATTACAAACGGCTGAAGTATCTGTTGTTGCAATAGTTGCTGATGATAAAGTTGTTCTTATAGGTGTGATGTCATAAAGTTGACCTTCAAAGTAAATAAGTAAAAACTTATCTGAACCTAATGCTACATATCTATTTCCAGATATATCTACGAAAGCGTGTTGTTTTCTAACTACACCAACAATAGTATCTGTAATTAATGAAGACCAACCAGAAACTTTTTCAGGTAGACCATATCTAAATCTAACATTATCTGAATCAACCCAACGTCCTTCTGCGCCAACAGTCGTATTTTGTTTGTCGATTCCAGGTCTAAATGTTATTTGTTGAAGAGGCATGTCACCTCCTATATGTTATCTTTATAAGCCCAGCCTCTTGTTGCATTCACATACACTAATGTAAAAGCTGCTGCGTTTGTTGAAACTACTAAATCAGAAGCTGATCCTAAAATATTAGAACTGTTTCTACCAATAGTTAAATTGTTAGATGCAAGGTTTGAACCTGAATCTATGAAATGAACTTCGTCTCCAACTGATGGGCTTGCTGGTAAATTAATTGTTACAGGTGCACCAATACCAGATCCTGAAGTATCTACTAAAACTTGATCTCCATTAACTGTTGTATAAGTTGCGCCAGGTGTAACATAGCCTTTTGTTCTTAAACCTAAACTAATATTTGTACCGTCTGAATATAATAAATTTGTAGAACCTACTGGTATAGCAACCCCTGTACCTGATGCTGTTTTGACTGTTAAACTATATAAAGAAGCTGATCTTGAAGTTGCATCTTGGATTATAAATACTCTTTCAGCTGAATCAGGCATCGTAACATTTCTATTACCTGTTAATGTTCCTGTTAGTTTAAAGTATAAATTTTTACCATTAGATACAGAACCATTAGCTAAAGATAAAGCTACATCAGAAGATGCTACATCTACAGCAATATAACCAGATGCTGCTTGTTCTAATTGTTGTAAATTTGTGTTTGTTATTGTACCCCAGGTTCCTGATTTTTCACCTGTTGTCATTAATTCTAATTTTAAATCACTTGAATATGTACTTGCCATTTATTCTCCTACGGATTATCTGGATCTATTTGTATCCATATTCCA